GTGTCCTCCGACACAAAAAAAGAAGTAAAGAAAAAAGAACCTAAAATCAAGGTAAAGGTTCCTGGTAAACTATCAGAAAAAGCCACTCGTGGTACCCTTGACAAACGCTAATTTTACTAAACAAATGATTATCATCAAACCAGTCCTAATGGCTTTCCTAACTTCAAACGCAGTTAAGGAATTAGTTATCTCGCTGTTAGAAGCATATTCTAAATCTACGGATAATACCATTGATGATCAGGCTGTAGCACTCATTAAGAAAAACTTATTTCCTGGTCTTAAAGATTAATGACTATAAAAGCTAAAAGAGCTACTGAAGCTCAGTTTAATGAACTTCATGGCATCCTTACAAAGGAGTTTTTAGCTAGGATAAAATCAGGTGAAGCTACAACAGCTGACCTGAAAGCGGCTGCAGATTGGCTAGCAAAGAATGATATTACAGGTGTAGCCTTTGATAGTTCCCCGTTAGGGAAGCTAGCTGATCTTATGCCTCAAGTTGATTTTGATGCAGTACAAAACGCAGTTACACGCTAATGGCTCCTAAAAAACTTCCTGTTTCAAAACTAAAGAAGAGTGCCAGAAACTACCGTAAGAACCCTTTATCTAGAGCAAAGAAAAATGCTGCTCAACGATCAAGGAACAAGCTCAAGATCAATAAGAGATACCGTGCTGAACTAAACCGTGCTCGTCGTAAAGACGGTAACTATGGTAAAGGCGGTAAGGATTACTCACATACTAAACGAGGTACATTAGTAAGAGAGGATGCATCTAAAAACAGAGCGAGAAACCGTAGTAAAAAATGACACCAGTACTTCCTAACGCAAACCATTACACTTACAATCTATTAGCTATGACTTCATCCGAGGCAAACCGACTCTGGAGAAAAGCTATTAAAGAGGCAAACAATTATGAATGTATTTATTGTGGAAAATCCCATAACGAAAATGATCTTACCATTGATCATGTACATCCCAGATGTATGGGAGGTTGTTCCCATACTAGGAACTGTGTTCCCGCTTGCGTATCGTGTAATCAAAGCAAAGGAAGTCAAAACTGGTTAAACTGGTTCAGGGATAATTTCCCACCAGACCCTTTTCGAGAACAACATATCCTTCAATGGATTCAATAGCACCTATGAAATTATTTTTAGATACCGCTGATACCAAAGCGATTTACGACAGATTAGATACAGGGTTGATAAGTGGTGTTACCACCAACCCTACTTTAATCTTTAAGAGTGGTAAACACCCACAACAAGTTTATAAAGAGCTAGTTGATAAGGGTGTAGGAGATGTCAGTATGGAAATCACTGCAGATAACCGTAAAGATTTCTTTTCAAGAGCTGCTGGACACGCTAAAACATACGGAGAAGCAGCTACTATTAAATTACCTTGCTCTGAGGATGGTCTATGGGCCTGTAAGGAGCTTAGTAGGATTAATGTACGCACTAATGTCACTTTAGTCTTTAGCGTCTCTCAAGCGATTCTAGCAGCATTAGCTGGAGCTACATACATCTCACCTTTTGTAGGTAGAATGGACGATAACTCTTTATCTGGTTTATCATTAATTAGTGATATATCTAAGGTATATAAAAAGCAGTTCATTAATACTATGATATTAGCTGCTTCTATTAGAGATGTACAGTCAGTTGGTAAAGCTTTTGAGCTTGGAGCTGATATATGTACCATACCACCTAAAGTTTTTGATAGTATGTACAAACATGTACTTACAGATAAAGGTTTAGCACAATTTAACGAAGATGCAAATTCAACAACAGCTTAAGGATGACTTTAGGTACTTCTTAACTGCCGTTTGGACACACTTAGCCTTACCAGCACCTACAAGAGCACAACTTTGTATAGCAGAATACTTACAGAATGGACCCAAGAGACTCCAAATTCAAGCTTTTCGAGGTGTTGGTAAATCTTGGATTACTGCGGCTTTTGTTCTTTGGACGTTATATAACGACCCGAATAAGAAGATCATGGTTGTATCGGCTTCTAAGGATAGAGCTGATTCATTTTCGATCTTCTGCCAAAGATTAATCCTTGAAGTACCTTGGATGTCCCATCTTAAACCTAAGAATGACGATCAAAGGTGGTCAAGAGTATCATTTGATGTAGGGCCAGCGGCTCCACACCAGGCACCCAGCGTTAAATCGGTTGGTATTACAGGTCAGTTAACTGGAAGTCGTGCAGACTTGATGGTTTTAGATGATGTGGAGGTACCAAACAACAGTATGACCGAATTACAACGTGAAAAATTACTGCAATTAGTGACTGAATGTGAGTCTATCCTTACTCCCAAGAAGGATTCTAGGATTATGTTCCTTGGAACCCCTCAAACTACCTTCACTGTTTACAATAAACTACGTGAAAGGGCTTATAAACCGTTCGTATGGCCAGCTAGGTACCCCCGAAAGGTGGCTATGTATGATGGCTTACTTGCTCCACAGCTAGAAAAAGACTTAGACAATGACTCAGAACTCACTTGGGCACCAACGGATACGAGATTTCGTGAGAACGATTTGCTGGAACGTGAATCTGCTATGGGTCGTAGCAACTTTATGCTACAGTTTATGCTTGACACTTCTCTATCTGATGCGGAGAAGTTTCCTCTTAAATTTGCCGATCTCATCATTAATCCAGTTAACCCCGAAACAGCCCCAGAAAATATCATCTGGTGCTCAAGCAAAGACAACATCTTAAAAGATTTGCCATGTGTAGGGCTTCCTGGAGACTATTATTATAGTCCAATGCAAGTTCAAGGTGAATGGAAACCATATAGTGAGACTATCTGCAGTGTAGACCCCTCTGGAAGGGGCTCAGATGAGACTGTAGCCTGCTTCATTTCCCAGTTGAATGGGATAATGTATTTACATGAAGTCTACGCCTCTACAGACGGTTATTCAGACAAAACTTTATTATCTATACTAGCTAGATGTAAAAAATACAAAGTATCAACTTTACTTATTGAAAGTAACTTTGGTGACGGCATGGTATCTGAATTATTTAGAAAACATGCTATTAATAAAAGTGTACCAATTAACATAGAGGAGACTAGAGCTAATGTCAGGAAAGAAGATAGGATTATTGACAGTCTTGAGCCTGTGTTTAATCAGCACAGGTTGGTTGTTGACCCCAAAGTTATTAAATGGGATTTTGATTCGGGGTCTGAAAGGCCGTCTGAATCTAGATTCCAATATATGCTTGGATATCAAATCTCCAGAATGTGCA